AGTGCTGAAAATGTCCTTAATGTTTGTTGCGACTTTTTCAATGCACTATCTACTTTTCCAAATCCTTTTTCTAACTTACCAATTCTTTCAATTGTTGGTGCATCTGCTGTCTTTTTTAGTTCTACATTGTATTTTGTAAGTTCATTCTCTGCTTGCATTACAGAAACCTTTATCTTATTGAAATCTTTGGCTGTCAAATCGCCCTTTTCAAAGGCTTTTGTTGCTTCTATTTGTTTCTGTCTTAACAATGCAACTTTCTGGGTTGCAAGTCCTATCTGTGTTTCTAGATTCTTCATTTTTTGTGCCGATGCTTCAGTATTTTTTGAATCTAGTTTTAATGCTTTGTCTAGTTCTCTTGTTTGAGAGGTGGTTTGTTTTATTGAATCATTCAGCTTCTTGACTTTCTGGTCTATCTGTTCCAGGCTTCTGCCAACTTCCATTTGCCACCTCCTATTCCTTTATTTTTCTTTGAAATCTATCGTATATTCTTTCATCCATATCTTTTAGGTTATGAATTGCCTTGTTTATGAATCTAGTTCCTTTTATGGTGCTAGTTCCATAGTTGAGTATGTTTGCTATTTTTTGGTATGGAACACCTTTTCGGTTTTCGCCTTGAAACTCTACCGAGTATCCATACCAATTGTATTTTGCTACTATCTTGCTTTTCTTTAATGAGTTTAGAAGTCCAAGAGTTGCACCCCTAGGTGTTGTTGCCTCTAATTGCTTTATTAGGTTTTCCACTTCAAGGTCTATTTGTTCTTGTATAGCTTCTATTGCATATTCCCCATAATCACTTATTTGCTCAAAGTATTCGGCTAACTGCTTTGAAACACCATCGTTCCAACTTGCCATATTATCCCCTTAATTTTCCATTGAGTGTCATGTCTGATAGACTCATTGGTTTTGTGTACTGAATGTTCTTTCCCTCTGCTTTGGCTATTGTCAATGCATCTATTTGTGCTGAATAATCTATTAGGTCATAGAAAACATTAAGCCCCATGTCTGCCATGTTGATATGGACTCCTGTTTTTATGGCACAATAAAGCATTTGGGTTGTAAAATCTCCCTCTATTTGGCTTGTTTCAGCACTTCTCATTCCAGGATTTATCTTTTTTTTTGAGCAATAAATAATGAGAAAAAGTCAAGCAATTCACTTATGATGCTCTTATCGGTGATCACATAAGGAGGAATACTCATAATCAATTCGCCAACATCCATTTTATTTGGATATTGTGCTGTTGCTATAAGCGATGCTATGAAGTTTAGGATAAATTCGCAGTCAAACTCATAGCCTTCCATTGTGGAAAGCACTTCATTGGCCTCTTTATCTTCAAGCTTCTCAAGGTCTTCTATACTTTCAATGTTGTATTCCTTTAATTTCTCTAATGTTGTTTTGTTAGAGTTCTTCTTTGCAAAACTTATGATATCGTTCAGCAAATCTTTGCCGAAATAACTCTTGTAAAGTATGAATGTGAAAGCATTTCCACATAGTTTAATTTCTTCGCCATCTTCTGTTTTAATGGTCTTTATCAATCCATATTGTTTCATTATTATGCTCCTACTGTGCTATCTGGAATATAAATTGCATCTTGCACTTTTGCCCAAATGTCCTTATTGAGATTACTGTTTAGTATTGTGTATGTTACTTTGTCAGGTTCATTCTCTGTATTGATGTATTCATGTGGGTACACCTTTACATTGAGTGTTAGGTTTCTAATTGTCTTACCATCAAAACTAATGCTTGATAATGTTGGCAATTGGAACACTGCCCTGTACATAGTGAACATTGATTCGCTGCCATCTCCGACACTTGAATAATAACCAAATGCAAGTTCTTTGCTCTTGGTTTTACTCTTAATGATCACAGCACCATTTTTGTCGATTTTTACATCAAAAAACTTTGAGTAAACATTGAATGGTAGCACTGCGAATTTGATTGTGCCTTCGCCTGTTACTTGGGTGTTTAATCTAATAAATGAAACATCATCATCTGCATTGATTTCGGTTGTTTCTGATTTGAATTCAATGCTTACTTCCATCAAACCTTGATGGTATTGTTTTTCTCCAAATGTTCCATCTGGGTTAAGTGTTGCTGCAAAAAACTTTTTGTTTCCTGTTTCATATAATTGGGAAACATTTACTGTCTCATTTGCCATTTTTCTCTCCCTCTAATAAATTTTGTATAATGTTAGTGGATAGTGAAACAATGAGGTTTCGTTTTCGTAGATCTCATCTGCGAACTCAACCTCAAAGCCATTATCCTTGAATGTGTCTTCTATCTTTTCTAGCAAGTCCAAATTGTCTTTACTGTCAAAGCTTCTTTTGCTGAAGACATCAATTGCAACCATTACTTCACGAAGGAAGTCATCATTATCTGCATTGATTTTGCTTTCAAAACTTGGGAAATAATACGACACATAGGTTGTCTTATTTCTTGCCTTTTGGTTTCTCAAAACACCATGCCAAAACAATGTTTTTGTTGCTTTTTCTATTTCTGCATCTGTTAGTGAAATGCCCTCCACTAGATCAATGCTTTTTAGTAGTTTTATCACTTCGGTTCTACATACCTTTCTTGCCTTAATAGTTCTCATATCGCACCTCATCAAAACTTGGCGCTAGTATTTCATTTGCTCTAATTACCAAGTCACTCTTGTTATTTTCAAAACCATCGATTGAAACTATATCGTATGTTTTGCCTTTGAATTCCAAGTATAATTCGTTTATTATCTTTGGGTTGTATACTACTTTGAATAGTGTGGTTTCTTCTACTTGAACTGCTCTTGCTGAAAATCTCTCATTTTCCGACAATTCTCTCACATAGCACCACAAACCACCACTTTTCTTGCTATGGATATAGGTTTTTATAACTTTTTCATATCCATCTATAACTTTGGTGCTTATGCTGAAAAACTGCACTTTTTTGTCTTTGTTTTCTTTCTTTTCCATTAAAAACCAACCTTTCTATACTCTGATAACAATAATGCTACCGAGTTTTCTATTTCTCTTGCATTTGTGTTTTCTCTATTGTTGTAGTAAGCACTTACAATGAACTTGGCTGTTTCCTTAATGGTTGGTGGCACTTCTTGTAGTTCGGATAGTGGGTATCGTAGCACTTTTTCTATGATACCCTGTGCTAGTTTTAATAAGTCGGCAAGGAGGGAGTCTAGCCACTCCCCATCAATGCCCAAGTATAATTTCATTTCTTCAATTGTTGGCATACTCTTGCCCTACCTTATCTTTATTCTTCTTCGTTGGTTTCAGTTGGCTCTTCTACCACTGGTTCTGTGTTATCCACGATTTCTGCACTAGCTTCTTTCTCTACTGCATATCTAGGTTCGCCAAGCAATGCAATGATTCCACATGTTACTGTGGTGCTTGCTACTGCATCAACTTTGATCTTGATGCTTGTTGCATCGTAGTGAGCAATTTCGTTTGCTACTACATTGATTCTGCTTTCAGTGTTGCCACCGATTGTGATTTCTTCATTCTTGATTTCTTGTTCTGTTGCATCTGGGAGAATTGCTACAACTGATGCTTTAGTTGTTGCTGTGTCGCCTTCGCCAGTGCTAATAACGATTTGTGCTGATTGGTAGTTATCAAGTTTTACTTCTTTTGTTTCAATTGCAGAAGCAAGGCTTGAACCTGGCTCTGCAATGATTTCGATTTTGTTTGTTTCTAAATATTGACTCATATTATTCTCCTATAATTTATTTTCTTTTTGCCAATGCTACGAATGGTGATACTGTTGCACTACCTTTGTATGGTTGAAGTGCTTTGTTCCAAACTGGTTGTCCATCTACTCTGTAAATGAAACGGAATACATTTTCATCGTAAAGGAAACGAACATGGATTGATGATGTAGCATTGATGCCACCTTTATCAATAAGGATGTATTGACTGAAGTCTGCAAGGATGATATCCCCAACCTCGCCAAGTTCTGAACATTGTTCTAATGGCATTACTGGTCTACCGAATAATGTGCCATATGGAGCTTCTGACAAGCCACCTGCTGGGATATAGACTGGTTTATCGCCTACTCTCAAAGTGTAAAGCAATGGCTCAATTTCTGGGTTGATGTACCATACTGAATTTGCTCTTGAACGAGACCATAATCTTGCCCACATTTTAACAAGGTTTTCTACTGTGATAATTGCTGTTTGGTCTTTCTCTTTTTCTACCTTTACAAGTGAACCTGCATTAAGGATTCCAAGAGGTTGTCCTGCACCTGTTCCTGCTAAAATCGCATCATCAATTTTGAAACCGAACTCTTCTGCAAATGCTTCACGAATTACATTTTCAAGTGCTGATGCATCTTGCAATAATTCATCTGTTACATAGCAAAGTCCTGTCAATTTCTTTAATGACAAATCCATTGTTCTGAATTTTGGTTTTGAGCCAGTGATTTTGTCAGCTTCATTTTCCCAATAGGTTTGCACTCCGCCCCAACGAGAACCATTTGCTCTTGAGTCTTCATCTACTGCATTGATTTTGATACCATTTGCATTTGTTGAAAGTGGAATTTTACGAACTTTTGATGCAAGGATACCTGTTTCGTATGTTCTCTTTAACAAGTCAGCAACGAAATCTTTTTGAACTAAAAAACCACCATCGCTTGGATTTGTTTCATTCAAACCGCTAGCACTTCTGGTGGTTAATCTTCTATCAATTCTACCTGCTGGTGTACTTGCTCTATACACTGCCATCATTTGTTCGCCCAATGTTCTGAACTTTCTTTCTTCGTTCTTTTCTGGGTTTTCTTTGACTACTTCTGTTTCATCAGCTTCGCCTGCATTGTCATTATTTGTGTCTGCATCTTCTTTCTTTTCTACTTTTGACTCTTCTTCAAAGTCGCCTTTAAAAACTTCTAATCTTACAATTTGTTTTTCCCAATTTCTCATTTCGGTTTCTAATCTTGTAAGTTCTTTGTTTTCCTCTTCTGTAAGGAATCTATCTTCCTTTTCTGCTTTCTCAATGATTTGGATTGCTTTCAATCTGCAATCATTTTTTCTTGCTCTCATTTCTTTTAATGATCTCATTTTTAATCTCCTATAAATTTTAATTTTTGTTTTTGCATTTCTAACTTTCTTTTGTTAGATTCTTTGCTTTGTTCCACCTCTTTTTGGTGGTTTCTCATAATGTCAAACATTGAACGAACTCCACATTCGGTCTGTGAGTATGCTGGGAATGTCACAGGCGAAACATCAAATAATTTCACTTTAAGTAGTTCTCTGACATCGATGTTGTCTTCATAACTCCATCGGTCTAGTATTACTGTGAAACCAAATGACATTTGTGTTATATCGCCACGCTTGATGCTTACAAGTAGATCCTTTGCCCATTGTGTATCTGGTGGAATAATTCGCACTTTTAAGCCCTTGTCATCTTCTTCCAGGGTTAATGTTCCTGCTACATTCCTACCAAGCACATAGTTTGGATCGTGGTTGAATAATGCCCTAATGTCATCTTTTTGAATTGTTTCTTCAAATGCACCTTTAACGACTCTTTCTCTAAATGGTGAATTGCCACCGAGTTCTTCACTCCAACTTTCAAAGACCGATGCATAACCTTCTATCGCTGGTTCGTTTCCTGGTTCCAAATCTGTGTCAACAACTCGCAATTCTTTTAGGGTTATTGTTCTTCTCTCAAACAGGTTTTTCTCCGCTTGCTTGGTCATTTTTGCCTCCTTCCTTTATTTCATTTTGCACACCTCCGCTATTGCCAGCAGCGACAGCCGAAATCATGTTTCCATTTAGCAAATACAAATCGCCACCCTGTTCTGGTGGTATCTTGTTCATGTCTTCTAATGCTCTAATCTCATTAGCCGACATCCAACCATTTTGTCTTGCTATGGCATATCCATTCATTCTTGTAGCAAAATCGCCACGCATCAACCCATCTACATTAAACTTGGCATAGTATATTGTTCTCTCTTCATCTGTTAACAATGACCTTGCGATGGCTTGTTCCCAGCGAACCAACCAAGGGCGAATTGTATGCACGACAAAGTCGATGGATTGATGCTCAATATTGCTGAAAGTGCTTCGTGATAAATCCCCAATCATGTGAGGAGGGACTCGGAATATTCTGCAAATTTCAGTCAATTGGAATGACCTTGTTTGCAAAAATTGGCTATCTTCTGGCGACATTCCTATTTCGTGGTATTTCATACCTTCTTCTAGAACCGCCACCTTATGTGAGTTAGTTGTTCCTTGATAGACCTTATTCCAACTTTCTCTTAATTTGTCTGGATCTTTAATCGTTCCAGGGTGTTCTAATACTCCACCAGGTCTTGCTCCATTGCCGAAGAACCTTGCTCCGAACTCTTCTGTTGCTAATGCTAGCCCCATAGCTTCTCTTGCATAGGTTATTGGGCTTACGCCTAGCACTCCATCAAATGTAAATGCTGGTATATGGAGTATCTGTTTTGGTGAGTATGTTTTTGTTAGACCTTTATTGTTTGTGTATGTATATTTGATATTGTTGCTTACTGCATCTCGTTCCACTTTCATGTTCTTGCTTTTAAGTGGGTATAACTCTACTATTTGCCCTAACTTATTTCTCTTGATCAACGAATAAGCATTTCCCCAAAGCAGCAAGTTTGTCATTTGCATTTCTCTAAATGTAAAACTTGTCATTTCGCTATTTGGTGAGTCCTTTAATAATGTATATAAAGGATGTTGCTTCGCTTTTTCGCTATCTCCATTAGTTAGTTCTTTTAATAGGTTTAATGGTAGGCTTGCAATTGTTTCGCTTATCACTTTTACACATGCATAAACTGCTGAAATTTTTAGGGCTGTGTCTTCATCTACTTCGACACCACTATTGCTCATTTGACCTGTGTCAATGTCTAGTCCTTTTATAAAGTCAGCAGTCTTCTGGTCTATGTTTCGTTCTTCCTTTTTCTTTCTACTGAATAATCCCATTTCTGCTCCTACTTTTTCGACAAAAAAACACTTGATTACTCAAGTGCTTTCTTTTCAATTATTAAATTGTTACTTTTCTTCTACTACAACTGATAATTCAATTATGTCTTCTGGATAGCCAACTCTACGAAGATAGTCTTTTCCACCATCTACGGCAACCGCACCACATTTACAGAACTTAAAATCGTGTTCTGTTTCTGACTCTATTATGTCTTTGCATTTCCGACATTGAATCTTGTTGCAAATTATCTTTTTTGCCATATGCACCTCCCACAACAAACATTACTGAATCGTTTTGATTAAGTCCAGTGAAAACCTATAAAACAATTATTCCCCTTTCATTGTAGACACTATCTTGTTGGCCTCCATGTCTTATTGCTCTATCCAAAGCCATTATCATTGCTATTGCTCCATCAATCTTTTCGGTTGATTTCTCTTTGTCTGGCTTTATGTTTCCTGCTGGATCTGTCTTTATGAAAATGTTATCAACCATCCATTCCAGCACTTCATTTCCACCATGTGCTATCTTTTTCTCAAGCACAAGCTTCATTAGTTCCTTTGTTGGTGGACTCATGTCTTTGTATCCTTGACCGAAAGGCACAATCGTGAAACCCATGCCTTCCAGATTTTGTACCATTTGAACCGCACCCCATCTATCATATGCGATTTCTCTAATGTTATATTGAGTTCCAAGTTCTTCAATGAATTTCTCAATAAATCCATAGTGAACAACATTTCCCTCTGTTGTCATTATCAAGCCTTTTGCTTTCCAGGTGTCGTATGGTACATGGTCGCGCCTAACTCGTAGATCAAGTGTTTCTTCTGGCAACCAAAAAAATGGTAGTATTTCATACTTACCATCTTCATCTTCTGGTGGGAACACTAGCACGAATGCTGTGATATCGGTAGTGCTTGATAGGTCTAGCCCACCATAGCAAACTCTACCTTTCAATCGTTCCTTATCTACTGGATATGAACACATTGACCACTTATCCATTGGCATCCATCTAATTGATTGTTTTACCCATTGGTTCAGCCTTAATTGTCTGAATAGGTTTTCTTCAGCTGGGTTCTCTTTTGCATTGTTGAATGCTGCTCTAATCTTATCTATGTCTACTGTTATATCCAGGCTTGGATTTGCCTTGTACCAGTTCTTTTCATCAGTCCAGTCATCATCATCTTCTATTCCATAAATTACAGGATAGAATGTTGCATCGTGTCTTTTGCCACTCATTACATCTTTTGCTTTTTGGTGGACTTCATAGCAAATGCTATTTCTATCTGTTCCTGCTGTTGTGATCAAAAAATACAATGGTTGCTTTCTGGCATCTCCAGAACCTGTAAGCATAACATCGTATAATGCTCTATTGGGTTGTGCGTGTAACTCATCAAAAATTACACCATGAACATTCAGTCCATGTTTTGTGTATGATTCAGCTGATAGCACTTGGTAGAATGACTTTAATGGTAAGTATACTATTCTCTTTTGGCTTGCTAGTATCTTGCATCGTTTCTTCAATGCTGGACACTGATTTATCATTTCTACTGCTACATCAAATACGATTGATGCTTGTTGCCTGTCGGCAGCACAACCATAGACTTCCGCACCATATTCTCCATCTCCACAGGTTAGGTATAGTGCTATTGCTGCTGCCAATTCACTTTTACCTTGTTTCTTTGGAATCTCAATGTATGCTGTGTTGTATTGTCTATATCCATTTGGTTTTAATGTTCCAAATAAATCTCTTACTATCTTATCTTGCCAAGGCAGTAGTTCAAAGTTTTTGCCATACCAAACTCCCTTGGTATGTTTTAGGGAATTGATAAAGGCGACTGCTCTGTCTGCTAGTGCTTGACCTTTTTGTTCAATTTCGTTCACTTCTCAAACCCCTTGCAAATGAAAAAGGAAGGCATTTTTGTCCTTCCTTTAATCTTGTATTTTAGTATTCGCTAGCGAATAATATTGTTGTTACTTTGTGTCCTGCATCTGTGATTATATAAACTTTGCCCTCTGTTGTGTTATATGCTGCTAGGACTCTATCTTTTGTGATCAAGGCTTTGTTGTTTAGTGCCTTATCTTCATCACATAAATCGCCCCAATCTTGATTGCAGTATCTCATTGTTGCATTCAGCAATTCTACTGCAAAGTCTGGGTTCTTTTTCATTGCTATGTTTATTTCCCTGGTTGTATAAAATCCCCTTTTTCTATGCATCTTCCACCTCTCTACACTCTCTTCTACCTTTTTCTATAAATCCTGCTAGTTTTTGAGCTTCGCTTGTATCTACCAAAGTTATTACCTTGCTTATTCTGTATAATGCTTGGAAGTATGTTCCTTGGTAGACTTGATCTCTCAAATTGTTGAACTCGGTGATTCTTCTTGCTTTCTTCATTATGTCGCTTACTTTACCAAGTATGAAGTAGATGTTTCCATCTGGACCTGTTATATCAATGTACATTATAGGTTTTCTTACCATTTGTGTGATCCTGCCTTTATTATGATTGTTGGTGGATGGTCATCTATTTCCCCATTTTGGTATATTTCGTGTAGTGCTGTTGATATGTAGTCTATTAGTTTTTTGTATCTGTTGTCTTGATTCTCATAGAACCCATCTATGAGTCTTCTTACTGTTTCTCTTATTTCTGGTGCATATTTTCCATTGATTATAAAGTATCTTTGAACACCATCAAATTCTAAAATCATAATTTGTTGATTTTTCATTTTTCCCTCCTAGACATACACATGTTTCACTATTCTTTTGATTTTTCCTATAACCTCTATGTGTTCATCTTCTAGGCAACTCACACACTCGATTATAAAATCTTTTAGTGATTGTGGTGGTGGGTTATCTCGGTATTCTATTACCATGTCTTCAATGTAGCCTTCTAATGCTGATGCATATGATTTGCGAGTTATGAATGCGACTTGTTCATCATTTAGGATTGCCACCACAACTGCTTTTTCTTCTGCTTTTGTGTCCATTATTTCCTCCTATTTTCATGACAAACAATACCGCAAAGGTTCGGCAAAGTCCAGGGTTTATGCGAAAAAAAACCGCTATTTTTCAAACAATTTTGTGTCCTTGAATAGTATTTGTTTTCCACCTCTTTCAAGGTAGATTTCAGCATCTCCAAATGCCTTAACAAATCGTTTTACTATAACATCGCAGTAGTTCTCACTCAACTCTGTGTTGTATGATATTCTGTTTAATTGTTCACAAGCCATTAGTGTTGAGCCACTACCTGCAAATGCATCAAACACGATTTCTCTTTCTCTACTGCTGTTTCTTATTAACTTGCCACAAAGTGTTATTGGTTTCATTGTTGGATGCTCTGCATTTCTCAATGGTTTTGCATCTCTTACTACATCACTTGGGTAGTTTTCAAGTATCTTGTTTAGCAAGTCCACCAACTCTTCTTTCTTCATTTTTCCAATATCAAGTGGCTGTTCTAACACTGTTGCTAGAGTCCTATCATGTATAAAGTAGTGTGGCTTACCATCTTCTACCTTCCAACCATATAAGATTGGTTCATGTTGCCACTGATAATCGTTGCGACCTAATGTGAAGTGGTCTTTTGCCCAAACCAGTGTTTGTGAGATCTTGAACCCTGCATCTTTCATAGCTTCTATGAAGTTTACTGATTCTTTTGTGCTATGGAACACATAGATTGCTCCCCCACCCTTTATGACTGCATATGCTGTTTCGTAAAACTTGAATAGAAACTTGTAGAACGATTCATCATCCATGTTGTCGTTTAGGATGCTCCTGTTCTCCATAATCTTGCCACGAGCCTTTGCTCTATCCTGTTCGCTATTACCATAGTCAATGTTATATGGTGGATCGGTTACGATTAGGCTTGCTTGCTCATTGTCTGCAAACAATCTTTCTACTGTGTCCAGGTCTGTGCTATCTCCACATAGTAGTTTGTGTTTTCCTATGTGCCAGATGTCGCCATTTTGTGTATATGGCTTGTTATCTATTTCTTCTAGTGCTTCGCCAACATCAAAGTTGTCTTCGCTTACATTGTATTCTGTTCCTGCGAATAACTCATCAAGTTCGCTTGTTTCAAATCCTGTGAGACTTGCCATTCCTTCTTGGTCTAGTTCTTTTAGTAGGTCTGTTAACAAATCATTATCCCATTCGCCACTAATCTTGTTTAGTGCGATGTTCAATGCTTTTTCTTTCTTTTCATCTAGATCTACTATCACACAATCTACTTCGGTATATCCCAAGTGTTTCATTACTTCCAATCGTTGGTGTCCACCTACTACTGTGTTAGTTCTAGTATTTAGGATTATTGGCTCTACATAGCCGAATTCTTCAATGCTATTTTTTAGTTTCTCAAACTCTTTGTCGCCAGGTTTCAGTTTCTTTCTTGGGTTATAATCAGCAGGTTTCAAATCTTCTACTTTTAATTTTTTAATCTGCATACTTTCTCCATTTTGGCATAGAAAAAAGGAACTCTTATGAATTCCTTTTCTTGCCTTATTATTTGATAATGTCTAATCAACAACCCATTATCGCTTTTTTAATTTCAGCATAGGTCTTGCCTATGCCTTAGATGATTTTTAATCCTTAATTTGTTCCCATGGAAACTCTGGTCTACCAAAGTGTCCATAGCACGCTGTTTGTTTGAATATTGGTTCTAGGAGTCCTAGTTCCTGTATAATATTATGTGGTCTGAAATCAAAGTTCTCATCAACATACCTTGCGATTTCTTTGAGTTCTTTGGTGTTAGTTCCAAAGCAATCAATGCAGATTGACACTGGTGATTCCAAACCGATTGCATATGCTACTTGGATTTCGCATTCTTTTGCCAAGCCATGTGCTACGATGTTCTTTGCTACATACCTTGCGTAGTATGCTGCTGACCTATCTACTTTGGTTGCATTCTTGCTTGAGAAACAACCTCCACCCACTCGGCCAACACCACCATAGGTGTCAACTACGATTTTTCTACCAACACAGCCACTATCTCCAAAGCTTCCCCATATTGTAAACTTACCACTTGGGTTTACTATGATTTGTGTGTCTTCTGCAATTAGGTGTGCATATTGTACTAGCACTGGTGCAATTACTTCTTCTGCAATTGTATCTCGTATTTGCTCTTTTGTAAGGCTTGCATCGTGCGATGCACTTACTAGAATTGTTGCGATGCTCTTTGGTTCTTTGCCATCGTATACAATTGACACTTGGCTTTTTGCATCTGCAAAGTATTTGTCGTTCTTTCTTCTAAAATTATCATACTGTTTCATTAGTTTATGAGCCATTATGATTGGCAATGGCATATACTCTTCTGTTTCAGCTGTTGCATAACCATACACCATTCCTTGATCGTTGGCGCAAAGCTTCTCTTTCACAACTGCTTGGTTGATGTCTGGACTTTGTTCACTCAACTCTTTTATAATTGTGAACTCGTTTTTGTATCCTATGTCTTTAAGGACTTCTTTTGCTATGCTATCATAGTCAATGTTTGCTTTTGTAGTTGCTTCCCCATAAATAAATAATTTGTCATTTTTTATGGCACACTCTACTGCCATTTGGCTGTTTGGATCTTGCTTTAATGCTTCATCCAAGAAAGCATCTGCGATTATGTCGCAGGTTTTGTCTGGGTGTCCACAATTGACACTCTCACTTGTTACTACTTTAATCATTCTTTTTCTCCTATCTGATTTTATATTTCCATAAAAAGCCATAGAAAAAGCCCATCGTTACCGATGGACTCTAATATCGAATATAGGATTGACCATCGGTCAGCCTTTAGCACCTTAACTTTATGCCAGGTTGCTGTGCGGTCATAGTGGCTGTCACTCACGCACTCTTTATGGATGCTTTCATTATAGCATACCTTTTATGAATTTGTATCGGTTTTTAACAATTTTTTGAAAATTTCTTCTAGCACATTGACTACTATGCCATTCCCTGCTTGCTTGTACATTTGAGTATTACTCATCTTGCTTGCCTTTATCTTATCAATTTGCTCATCCT